AGTCGCTCAGTGTCGCTACGGGTCTGGCGGTCCAGGGCCCCACGTTCGACATCAGACTCCGTAGGGCCGCTATGGCCGGATAGGGGATAGCCGATATTGGCTGGACGCGGACCAGCTCCGCAGGCGCGCCGCGCCCGGGGCAACGCCGATCCTGTTCCTGCGACGGTGCTGCCGTTGGTGAAGGCCAAGCAGCCGGCGTTGCCGAGTTTCAGCGTCACCTACTTCGATGAGACGACCGGCAAGTATCGGTCGCAGAAGTTCGCGTGGCCGGTACAGACCCGGACGTGGTGGAAGATGTGGGCCGATTCGAGTCTGTCGACCGACTTCACCGCGACGGACTGGTCTGAGCTTCTCGATACCGCCCGTCTGCACGCCGCCTATTGGACGGGTGATCTGAAAGTCGCGGCCGAACTGCGGCTTCGGGTCGCCAAGTACGGAGCGACCCCTGAGGACCGGGCACGGTTGCGGATTCAGTTCGCGGCCGCCGATGAGGCTGAGAAGAAGGCCTCACCGGCCGGGGATCGCGGTTCGGCGCGGGCGCGTCGCGGCCCCTTGAGGGCCGTGTAGCCCCCCCAGGCGGACATGCCATGGAAGCCGTCGGAGCCCGGTGAGGTTCCGACTCTCGGCTACTACGTGATCGACTGGATCGTCGAGAACCTCGCGGCGCCGGCCCGGTATGACTACGAGCCGTTCAGGCCGTATCTGGAGCAGGAGGACTTCATCCTCCGCTGGTACGAGATCGACCCGGCGACAGGCAGATTCCGGTTCGACCGCGGCTTGCTGGGCAGGCCGCGCGGGTGGGGGAAGTCGCCAATGCTGGCGGCGCTGTCGATCGTGGAGGGCCTGGCCGACGTCGTCCCGGACGGCTGGGACGCCGCCGGGCAGCCGGTAGGTAAACCGTGGTCGACGCTGCGAACCCCGCTGGTACACATTGCCGCGGTGTCAGAAGAACAAACTCGGAACACGTGGCAGCCGCTGCTGGAGATGCTGCGCGGCGGCCCCGTGCTCGAGAACTATCCTGGTCTGGATCCGCTGGACACGGTGGTGTTCCTGCCGAACGGGTCGATCCGGCAGATCACCACGTCGGCCCGGACAACCAAGGGCGCGCCGATCATCTTCGGGATCCTCGACCAGACCGAGGAGTGGGTGCCGTCGAACAACGGTCCGGCGTTGGCGCAGGCGATCCGGACGAACGCCGCGAAGAACGGTGGCCGGACCTTGGAGTCGCCGAATGCGTTCATCCCGGGCCAGAACTCGGTAGCTGAGGCTTCGGCGGCGTACGCGGCGGATATTCGGGAGGGCCGCGCCCGCAACCCGGGGTTGCTGTATGACCATCGCGAGGCCCCGCCGGACACCGACATGGCCGACGAAGTGTCTCTGATCGCGGGCTTGCGCGTCGCTTACGGGGATTCCTCAGCCCACCCGGACGGGTGTGTCATTCACGATCCTCCCTGCCCGCCGGGGCATTCGGAGTTGCAGCCTTTGGTCGACCTGATCTGGGATCCGGCATCGGATGTGCAGCAGCTACGCGCGGATCTGCTCAACCAGATCACGCACGCCTCGGATGCGTGGGTGTCGTCGCCGGAGTGGGGGGCCTGTTTCGACGGTGACGCGGTCGTTGCCGACGGGGAGGTCATTGTCCTGGGCTTCGACGGTTCGCGGGGCCGGGTGAAGGGCAAAGCCGACGCGACGGCGCTGATCGGGTGCCGGGTCCGCGACGGACACTTGTTCGAGGTGGGGCAGCGGTCGGTGTGGGAGGCGCCGCGGCGTGAGATGTCGGTGCGCGACCGTATCAAGACCGGCGAAGCCGCATCGTGGGAGCCGCCGGTTATTGAGGTTGACGCGGCAATACGGATGGCGTTCAGCCGGTATCGGGTGGTCGGGTTTTACGCCGACCCCTCGGGATGGGCTGAGCACATCGCCAAGTGGGAAGCAGAGTACAGCGCGAAGCTCAAGGTCAAGGCCGCCGGCCAGTCATGGATCGCTGCGTGGCCGCGAGGCAAGGACACCCGTGCGGTTGAGGCTGTTTCGTCGCTGTGTGCGGCCATTGAGCACGGCGAATGCACGCACGACGGGTCATCGTCGCTGACACGGCATGTGCTCAACGCCCGGCGCCGTCCGGTGCGCAACGGCTACCTGCTCTACAAGGCGTACCCGGATTCTCCGGACAAGATTGATGCCGCCTACGCGGCGGTGATGGCGTGGAAGGCACGTCTGGATGCGGTGTCTTCGGGCATCGGGCAAAGGTCGGCTACGCGACGGATTCGGAAGGCGGTGATCGGGTGACGACAGCTCTGTCGTTGCCGGCGTTGCGCCTGTCTGAGGACGAGGCCGCCACCGCCGGACTGCTGCGCGGCCAACTTCTGAAGGTATACGCGCACAACAAGGCCAAGTCTGATCTGTACGAGGGCAAGCACACGGCTCATGACTTGGGAATCGCTGCACCACAGGGCCTCCCGGAAATTGTTCATGCGGTCATCGGATGGCCCGGGACCGTGGTCGACGTCCTTGAAGAGCGATTAGAGTTCCGCGGATGGTCCGGCGCTGACGACCTGGGCCTGGCCGATGTGGTCCGCGATAATCACCTCGACGTCGAATCCGGCCGTGGGCATCTCGATTCGCTGATTTACGGGTGCGGATTCGTTGCAATTGGCAACGGAGATACCGCGGCCGGGGAACCTGAGTTGCTGGTTTCGATTGAGTCGACCGAGTCATGCACGGTGGACTGGGATTATCGGCTCCGCCGCGCGAAATCAGCACTGTCGCAGACGCGCGACGAGCATGGCGCAGTGGTCCGAGAATCGCTGTACCTGCCGAATGAGACAGTGGTCATTGAAAGAGATTCGCGTGGCCGATACGCAGTCTTGGACCGCAGCGTTCATGGGATTGGTCGGGTTCCGGTGGCCCGACTACTTAACCGTGAGCGGGCATCCGATCTGCGCGGCCGGTCGGAGATCACAAAAGCTGTTACTTATTTGACTGACGCGGCGATCCGCACCGCCGTTGGTATGGAAGTTAACCGGGAGTTCTACACCAGCCCGAAATGGACGGCGCTCAATGCAGACCCGGCGGTGTTCGGGATGGGTGAAGACGCCGACGACAACGCGAACCGCGCGGCCGGATGGTCGGCGACCGCGGGTCGGCTAAACGCGATACCTCCGCAGCAAAACGACGACGGTGAACCGGTCGAGGTTCGGCTCCACGAATTTCGTCCCGCCCCACCGACGCCGTACATTGAGCAACTGCGCGCCTACTCGCAGCTTTTGGCGGCCGAATCCGGGATACCCGCTCCTTACCTCGGGTTCGTGACAGATAACCCGTCGTCCGCAGATTCAATCCGCCAGCAGGAATACAGGCTCGTCAAGCGCGCGGAGCGCCGCCAGATGTCGTTCGGTTTAGGGTGGCTGGAAGTCGCCATGCTGGTACTTCTGTTGCGCGACGGCGCAATTGATCAGTCCGCGTTCCGCCAAGTTTCTACGTCGTGGCGGGATGCGTCGACCCCGACGCGCGCCGCGGCGGCCGATGAAGCGGCGAAGTTGATCGGCGCCGGCGTGCTGCCCGCAGACTCTCCGGTGACGATGGATCGCATCGGACTGACGCCGCAGGAGCAGGAACAGCTGGCTCGGGATCGCCGACGGTCCAGCGTTTCCACACTGCTGCAACAGGTTCGCGATTCCGGTGCTGTCGGTATCTCCGGCTGAGCGCCGGTTCATCCTCAACCAGCTCGGACGGCGCACCCAGCAGGACATGATCCGACTTTGGGATGCAGCCGGCAGGCTCGAAGAGGGCGCGTTCTTCGGTTACGTCGTCGATGCGTTCCCGGACTTGATCGACCCGGCACACCAGATGGCCGCTGAATTGTCCGCCACCTGGTTCGAGGAGGCCATTCCCGGCGCACCCGCCGTCGCTGTGGATCCCATCCCGCGCGATCAGTTGACCGCCTCCGCCGAGTGGGCACTGGGCGCCGACGGCCGGGATAAAGCGCTTGATCGGCTGAATGGAGTCATTCAGCGTTCGATCTACAACGGCGATCGGGACACGACAATCGCGAACGCCGAGGCCCTTGGTGTGCGGTGGGTGCGCGTTGCCCATGCTGATGCGTGCGCGTTTTGCCGACTCCTCGCGTCGCGATCCACGTCGTCAGACGACTTGTACCGTTCGAAGGATTCCGCACTCGGCGTCACCGGGCGCAGCGTGCGGAAACTCGGCGAGAAGTACCACGACCATTGCGAATGCACCGTCCAGGCCGTGCCGCCGGGAATGCATCCCATGGATGCGCTCGCCGAGATTGATGAGTCGTACGCGGACCTGGCCGCGCAGTGGCAAAACGAATACGACAAGGCCAGGACCGCCGCGCGATCGGGGGATGATCCGGCGAAAATCTTGTCGGCATGGCGCGAACTGGACCCATCAATCGCCTAACAACTTCACCCCGACCTAAAGGGGTTTTGGCGTGGACGACCAGCGCACCAAATGGTCGGTCAGTTGCTGACGAGCTAACGGGAGAAACACGCATGCCCAACGGAATCACTCCGGCCGAAGGCCAACCGACCGACCCCATCGTCACCCCGAGCGCGGGGGATGGCGGGGAGAAGCAGTTCGAGGCGATCACGTCCCAGGATGCACTGGACAAGATCATCGGGCAGCGCCTCGCGCGGGAGAAATCCAAGACTGCCGAGCAGTACGGCGACTACGACCAGCTCAAGGCCGCCGCCGCCGAGCTGGCGAGAATCCGTGACGGCGAGAAGACCGAACTGCAGAAACTGCAGGACCAACTGGCCGCCGAAACCGTGGCTAGGGAAAAAGCCGAGCAGGCTGCCGCCGCGGCGGTGACAGCTCAGTTGCGCATCGACCGCGCGACGGCCAAGGGCCTGCCCGCGGTGTTGGCGAAGAAACTGGTCGGCACCACCGCCGACGAGCTCGACGCCGAGATCGACGAACTACTGCCCCTGTTGCAGGCCAACAGTTTTGATCGCAAGCCCAACCCGCAGCAAGGCGTGCCGTCCAAGGGGCGCCCCAGCGGCCGCGAGTTGGGCATGGCCGAAGCCGACAAGCGCTTCGGCCCCACGAAGTAGAAGTGAAAGGAAGAGGTCCCAGCGATGACGAACATTTCCGTCGTCAAGACCAGCCATCAGACCGAGAACCGGTCCTGGCTCGCATCCACCCACGGCACCGAGCCCGGAGCGAACCCGTCCATCACCCTGGACGTCTCGAAGTTCACCGCCGGCACCCACTACCCCGACGGTTATCTCAAGTCCGGTGTGGTGCTGGGCAAGGTCACCGCGACCGGCCTCTACGGCCCTTACGACAACGCGGCCAGCGACGGCCGGGAAGTCGCCCGCGGCCACCTTCTGGCCTCCCTGAACGTCGGCACGCTCACCAAGATCGGCGGCGCGCTGCTCGTGCACGGCTTCGTCACCGAGTCGAAGCTGCCCGCCAACCACGGACTGGACACGGCCGGCAAAGCCGACCTGGCCGGCATCTACTACCGCTAAGGAAAGAGGGCTAACTCATGGCTATCTTCTACGACGCCCCCGTTTCCCCGGAGGCCCTGACCGTCGTCGTGCGACGTGTTCCGACACCCGACAGCAACACCCTGTCGGGGCTGTTCCCGACGACCACCCGCGACAGCAACACTGTGGACTTCGCCGAGATCGTGCAGAAGAACCGCACTGCGAAGTACCGGTCGTTCGACGGCGCGATCCACGTCTCCGAGCGCGACGGCGGATCGACCGCGCGGGTGCCGCTCGCGCCGCTGTCCTCGAGCATCGGAATCGGCGAGTACGAACGCCTCCAGTTGGAGTTCGCCCGCACCAAAGGCACCTACATCGAGGCGTTGGCACAGGCCATCTACAACGACGGTGTGAACATGACCCGCGAGATCCTCAACCGGATCGAGCTGGCGTGGGGTGATGTGCTCACCGACGGCAAGCTGACCATCAATGGTGAAAACGGCCTGACCGCGGAAGCCGACTACGGGATGCCCGCCAACCACGCCGTGGCCCCGTCCACGCTGTGGACTGGAGCGAACCTCGCCACCGCCACCCCGCTGACCGACCTGGTGGCGTTCTGCGACGTCTACACCGCCACCAACGGATCGGCGCCGACGTCGATGCTGACGTCGTTGTCCCTCATCCGGGTGTTGCAGCGCTGCAATGAGATCATCGACGCGGTTCACGGCTCTACTCAGGGCCGCACCCGCGTCACCCTGGCCGAACTGGCCGCGCTGCTCGACTCTGAGGGCCTGCCTCAACTGTTGCCGGCCTACGACACCAAACTGTCGGTCGACGGCTCCGACACCCGCGTGATCGCCGCCAACAAGGTGATCTTCCTGCCCGCCAACCTGGGCGAACTCGGGTCGATGGTGTGGGGTGTTTCGGCAACCGCGCTGGAGTTGGTCAACTCCAACGTCTCCGATTTCAGCTTCGCCGAGGCCCCCGGCATCGTCGGTGTTGTCACCAAGGACGGCCCCCCGTTCCGGCAGATGACCTACGTCGACGCGGTCGGTCAGCCTGTGCTGACCGACGCCAAGAAGCTGATGGTGGCGACGGTCGCCTGATGACCGCGCTGAACACCTACGTGGCCGTCGCCGGCCCGGACAACACCACGGTGTGGTTCGGTCCCGGCGACGAGCTGCCGGATTGGGCCGCCGCGGCGATCACCAACCCGGACGTGTGGGTCAAGCCCAAACCGGCGGAGCAATCGAAGGGTGACGCCGATGCTGTTGTTAGCCAGCCCCGACGACGTGGCCGTCCGCCTCGGGCGGCTGCTGAGCACTGACGAGATCAGCAGGGCTGACCCGTTGATCGCCGAAGCGTCAGCGTTGGTGTGCGGGCACCTCAGCTACACCCCACCCGACGACCCACCTCCTGACTGGATCAGGCTGGTGGTGTCGCGGATGGTCGCCAGGGTGTTCACATCCGCGGCTGGCATTCCCGAGCCGGGGGTGTCGAGTATGGCGATGACCGCCGGCCCGTTTGGCTTTACCCGCGGTTACACCGCCGAAGCGTCGTCGGGCGGGGTGTGGCTGAACCGGCAGGACAAGATCATGCTGCGCCCGTATAGCCGCCGCGGCCGGGCCGGGAACGTCTCCACCGCATGACGTTGCCGCTGCCGTTCACCTGCCAGCACGAGACGTACACGGCGGGTGAGGTGAATGCTCATGGAAACAGAGCACCTGGATGGTCCGGCCCGGTGGCTGTGTCGTGTGTGTGGTGGTCGCCGTCGTCGTCCGAGCCGCGCGAACCCGCCGGTGACCGGGTGACGGTGGATGTGGTGTTGGTGGTGGACTCCGCGCTGGTGGTGGACCACCGCGACAGGTTCGTCATCGACGGGCTCCGGTTCGATGTCGTCGGCCTGCCGAAGGACTACGAACACGGCCCGTTCGGGTACTCCCCGAAACGCCGCGTCATCGAATTGAAACGGGCGGTCTGATGGTGCGCATCACGTTCAACGACAACGGGTTTCGGGAGTTGCTGACATCCGCGGCGACAACCGCGATGCTTAAAGGGCACGCCGATCGGGTATGTCGGGCGGCGAACGCGGTGCCGTCCACCACGGTTCCGGCGGCGACCGAACCGTATTACGAGGTTCAGGAAGCGTCGGATTCCGACCGTGCCCGGTTCCGGGTCCGGGCGGCCGGGCGGCGGGCGGTTCGGCATGAGGCGAAAACCCAAGCGCTGCTGAAGGGCTTGGGCGGTGCCTGACCTGGCGGTGTTCCCCGACACCGACGCACTTGCCCGCCAATACCTGCTGGCTGGACTGGCCGAGCATGGGGTCACCGGCATCGGCGTGGGAACGCGGGTGCCCAGCCCCGTCCCGGAGCAATTCATCCGCTGCTACACCATCCCCGGCCGGGAGGTGTGCCGGCGAACCCAGCAGGTCCGCGTCGTCGCCCAGGTCTTCGACGCCGACGAGGTGCAGTGCTCGCAGACCGCGCAACTCGTCGCGGCGGTGCTGCGCTGCGCCCCCGACATGGTCATCGCCGGCCAGCAGATGGTGACCGAGCCGTGCGAGAAGAACGGCCCGTTCCCCGTCGACTACCCCGACCTGCCCGGCGCCTTCTGCCAGCAGGTCAACGTCACCTGGACTGTTCAGTCCAGCGTGAACACCTAACCAGCCAAGCCAAGGTTCAGCCCCCGGCAACCGCCGCGGGGCTATCTGCCGTGCCCGCAAGGGGTCACGCAACCCCACAGGAAAGGGATCACCAATGGCGCACACCAACGTCAAGAACACTTTCGTCGGCGTCCCCAAAGTCACCGGCGGCATCTTCCGGGTTCCGCAGAACATCGCCCTGCCGACCACCGCCTACGCGGTGCGCCCCGCCGGCGCGGTCAGCTTGGGTGGCGTGTCCGACGAGGGGTACACCTACACCTCGGAACGGGCCACCGACAAGAAGAAAGACTGGAACGGCGACAAGGTCCGCTCGGTGCAGACCTCCAAGGACAACACCCTGGAGATCACGTTCATCGAGTTCCTCAACCCCGAGGTGATGAGCCTGGTGTACGGCGCGAACAACGTCGCCATTTCCCCGGCCACCGCCCAGCACGGCACCCACATCGCAGTAAAGGACGTCGCCGACGTTCTCGATCACGGTGCGTTCCTCATCGACGTGTTCGACGGCAACGTCAAGCGGCGCCGCTGCATCCCGGACGCCCAGCCGGACAAGATCGACCCGATCGCCGAGAAGCCGGGCGACTGGTCGGTGTACAAGGTCACCTTCGATCTGTACCCGGACTCTCAGGGCGCGACGAGTTACCTGTACACCGAACTCGACGACAAACTCGCAGGCACCTAACCCCCCGGTCGTCTCCCCGCGCCGTCAACACCTTGGCGCGGCGCGGGGAGACCCCAGCGCTCCGAGCCAGGGTGAGCCAAGGTGAAAAGCAATGCCCAAGAGCAAGACCATGCCCGACGCAGCCGACGCGGGGGTCGGACCCGCAGACCAGACTCCCGCCGCCGGTGAGCCGAAACCCGGCGACCCCGACTACGACTGGTCGGCCCACTACGGCACCGAAGACCTGTACCGGCACACCTTCGCCGACGGGACGGTCGTGGCCCTCAAACCGTTCGGGTCGATCTACTCCAAAACGTGGCTGTACAAGATCCGCAACATGGCCACCGATGTCGATGTCCAGTTCGCTTCCATCGACCGGGCGTCGTGCGAAACCGCGCGCGCGGTCCTGGAGTCCCTCGACGACACCGTCGGGGATCCGCTCGACGATCTGTTCACCGCGTGGGTTGCGGCGGGAACTCAACGCGCCGAGGGCGATCAGGGGCTGACGCCGGGGAAATAGCGTGGCTGGTCGCGCAGGTGACTGGTGACCTCACCGACGCGGTGCACCGGGATCTCCTGGCCGACCGGCTGACCCTCGACGACCTGTCCTGGCGGGACCTGTGGTGCTATGTCACCGCCGCGCAGCCCGGGACCGCCATTCACCACGCCCGCAACGACGGATGGGTGGTTGGTGATCACATCGCCGCCGAGCAGCTCTCCGATATCCGTGAGCTGTTGTGGCGTTACACCGCCCTGCATTTCGAGGGCGGCAAGAACCTGCCGTTCCCCGAGCGGGTCACCCATCCCGGAACCGAACCGGCCGCCCCGGGCAAGACGTGGGAGACCGTGACGGTGGACGAACTGGTCCCGCCCAAAGTCCGCGAACTGCTGAAAGGAGAGTGAACCCGATGCCGGAGCTAGCCACCGCGTGGGTCACTTTGGCGGTCAGCGCGGACAACATGCAGCGCGACATCAAACGCGCATTCAAGGGAGCGGAGTCATCGACCAAGCTGTCTCCCGACGTCGATACCGCGGGGCTTTCCAGAAAGGCGACGAGCGCCGGCCGCCGGTTCGGTGATCTGTTCGGCCGCAGCGCCAAGCTATCGCCTGACGTGGACACGTCGAAGATCGGGGCGCAGGGGTCGCGGGCCGGTGAAGAGTTCGGCCGCCGGTTCTCCGGCACCGCCAAAGCCGCCCTGGGCGCGCTGAGCGCAGCAGCTGTGGGCGGGGTCGTCGTCGACCAGTTCCGTCAGGTCATGTCCGTGGGCATGGACTGGACGAAGAACATGAATACGCTGCAATCTGTCAGCGGCGCCACTGCCGAGCAGATGAAAGCCGTCGGCGCCGCAGCCCGCGCGCTGGGAACCGACGTCGCACTACCTGCCACCTCGGCCAACGATGCCGCCGCGGCGATGACAGAACTCGCCAAAGGCGGATTCTCCGTCGAGCAGTCGATGGCCGCTGCCCGCGGATCGCTGCAGCTTGCCGCTGCGGCGGGTGTTTCGGCTACTGAGGCGGCAACGCTCCAGAGTTCGGCACTGCAAGCGTTCGGGCTCGACGCATCCTCTGCCGGGAAAATGAGTGACACGCTGGCGAACGCGGCGAACGCGTCGTCGGCGGAAATCACCGATGTTGCCTACGCGTTGCAAGCGGCGGGCACCGTCGCCAACCAGTTCGGGTTGACCGCCGAGGACACTTCGGCGGCCATTGCGCTGCTCGCCAACAACGGCATCAAAGGCTCGGACGCGGGAACCCTGCTCAAGACGTCGCTGTTGGCGTTGACGGATCAGGGCAAGCCGGCCCAGGGGGCAATACAAGAACTCGGGCTGAAGGTTTACGACGCTCAAGGCAAGTTCGTCGGGCTGCACGCGCTGATGGAACAGCTCGGCATGGCAGCGGGAAGCATGACCGCCGAGCAGTACCAGGCTGCAACAGCGACACTGTTCGGTTCCGACGCAATGCGGTTCGCCGGTGTTGCCGCCAAGGACGGCTCGAAGTCATACGACTTGATGCGCACGGCGATAGACCGCCAGGGCGCCGCCGCGGATGTGGCAGCCGCCAAGACCAAAGGATTGCCCGGCGCTTATGAGCGCGTAAAGAACGCGATCGAGTCGTTGCAGTTGAAGGCGTACGACGTTCTAGAGGGGCCGATCTCGAAGCTCCTCGACGGCCTTTCCGGCGGACTGGACAAATTTAGTGACAGCTGGGACAAATTGGCCGGCGGCGGCGGCTTGTCCTCGGTTGGGGATGCGGTCAAGGGGGCGCTGCCAGCGTTCCTGAAGATCGGAGAATCACTCGGCAAAGCTGCCGCCACGATCGGCGTCGTGGCGTGGAAGGCGTTCGCCGCAGCGTTGGAGACCGCCGCGAACATTCTCAAGGGATTGACCCCCGCTCTTAACGTCCTCGGAAACCTTTTGCGCGACAACCAGGGTTTGGTGACTGCGCTGGTGGCTGGCTGGGTCGCGTTCAAGACCGTTCCCGGAATCTTGGGGTCGGTGTCCTCGGCGTTCCTGCCGCTGTCCACCGCGATCGGGAACATCGGCCCGAAACTCGCGGCGATGCGCACCGGGGTCGCCGGCGCCGCCGGGTCGTGGGGCACCATGGTTGGCTACCTCAAGCAGGCCAACCCGCAGATGTCGACCGCGCAGGCCAACATGACGCTGTTGAAGAACGGCGCATCGGGTCTGGCCTCGGGTGGTATCGGAGTCGTCCGGGGCGCCATGTCCGGGCTCGTCGGGGCACTCGGCGGGCCGCTGAACATCGCCCTGATGGGTGCCACCGCGCTGTTCGGGGTTATCGCCTCCAAGAACGCCGAAGCGTCGGCGGCAATGGACGGCTATCGCGATGCCGCCAAGCGGGCGGCCGACTCCCAGGTCGAGCTCAATAACGCGTTGCTGAAATCCAATGGCCTGATGGACGACGCCGCGAAGGCATCCGCCGGAAGCCGGGTTCAATCGGCGATCGGAGAGTTGGATGCGGCATCGAAGTCGAGCGCCAGTTGGCTGGATCAGTTCCGTGACTCATCCGGATCGCTTGCTGGTGGATTCGCTTCGCAGATCTTCGACTTCGGCGGCGCGAACGAGCAGAACAACCTCGGCTACGCCAAGGATGTGCGCGCCGACACCGCCCGCGCCGCGAAGGAGGCCATCGACGGGCTGAAACTTTCGCAGCAGGCACTAGCCGATCAGGTGCAGGGCGGCCAGCCGATTTTCGATGCCCTTGTCGCGTCACTGGAGAAGCAGGGATCAGGCGGGTACGTCGCCGCGGAGAAGTTGAAGCAGGCACGCATGGCGATCCTCGGCGCGCAGGAGGCTGGGGCTGTTGCCGGCCCGGTGCTGGCCAAGCTTGGCGAGGATGTTGAAGCATCCGCGGCCCGGATTCAGATTGCGTTCTCCGCGCTGCCGACCGACGTTCCGATCAACGTGAGCATGGATGGCGGGCAACCCGTCTACGACATGCTGGTCCAACTCGGCGAGAAGGTCCGCGTCGACAACGACAAGAACATCGTCGTCGAATCCCCCCTGGCGCCGGACGTTCTGAAGATGCTCGCGGCGCTCGGATTCTCGGTGCGCACCGACAACGACAAGCTGATCATCGTCAGGCAGGACGGCGCGGAGGTCGTCTCCGAGCAGATCGACCAGGCCGCGAAAGACCGCACCGCCACGATCACCGTGCTCACCAACACTCTGGCTGCCGCGGTCGACGCCGGGGCGGCCCTCGGCGTGGAGGGCCGCGCCGACGGGGCGCTTGTGGCGATGGCCGGCGGTGGGCTGCGCACCATCCGTAAACCCGACAGCGCCGGGATCTACGCAGGCCGGGGTGCGGGCACGATCTTCGCCGAACAGGAAACCGGCGGGGAGGCCTACATCCCGCTCGCGGCGGCCAAACGGGGACGCTCGGTCCGGATCCTCGCCGAGGTGGCCCGGCTGTTCGGGCTCTCGGTCATGGAATCCGGCGGCATCACCGTCGAAGCGCTCAAAGCGTTCGCCTCCAACATCTCCGGTCAGCCATACCGGTGGGGCGCCGGGAACGGCGACACCTTCTCCACGGATTGCAGTGGGGCGCAGTCGGCCATCGCGAACTACATCACCGGCGGCTCAGGGCGGTTCTCCACCGCCGATGCCGCCGGGTCGCTGCTGGGCCGAGGGTTCCGGCAGGGCGACCCACCTGAGGGGATCTCCGCGTATTGGATCGGGTGGCGTAACGGGGGCCCCGGCGGCGGGCACACCGCGGGGACGATCGTCGACCCGCTCGGCGGGAACGTCAACGTCGAGATGGGGGGCCGTTCGGGGGGCGGGCAGTTCGGCGGCGCCGCGGCAGGGGCAAGCGACTTCCCCAACCGGGCGTGGATCGCGCTGGCGGGCGGGGACGACCCGGCGAACTCCAATTTCGGGTCCTCGGCTGCGGTGCAGTCCGCATCGGCTGGGGTGAGCAGTTCCCGGGCTGCGGTCACCTCCGCGAAGGCCAGTTTGCAGGCCGCCGAGTACAAAGTCGCCCAACTCAACGCCGAAGGCGCAGCGGCGGACAAGATCGCTGTCGCCGAGAAGCGCCGCGACGCCGCGCAGGAGAAGCTCACCGCCGCCGAGGAGCGGCAGGCGGCGGCGGAAACCCGACTCTCAGAAGTCAAGGACAAGGCCGCCCAGACCACCGAGAAACAGACCACGCAAGGCGGTGACGGGCAAGCCTTCGGCCAGTCGCTGGTGTCCGGGCTGTTGCAGGGCATCGGTGTGGACGGGTCGGTGTTCTCCAACCCGCTGGAATGGCCGAACGTCAAATCTGGTCTGGCGGCGTTGAACTGGGGTGGTGGCCTGCTGCAGAACATCTTGGGCCAAGGCGCGAGGCAAGACTCCGCCGGCTACGCCACGGGCGGGCCGTCCATGCCCGGGGTCGGCATCCCGAACGTGGCGGACTTCATCAAGCCGATCGGGCCGGCCGCGGCGACACAGCCGATGCCGGACGCCCCGCATCCCGGTGGTGGGGCCGCTCCGGGGCCGGCGGTGGTGGTCAACGGCAACATCGGCATGGACCCGGTCGGGTTCACCCAGCGCATCGACGCCCACCAGAATCAGGCCGTCCGACGGAACCTGGCGGCGGTGCGGCCATCGTGACCCTGGCCTTCGATACCTGGTCGCGGTTCGACACCCTCGAAGAGGTCCCGCTGGGCATGGACGACTGGGTCCGCGCCGACGGCACCCCGATCTACGAGCCGGTCAACGACCGCCACCCCGGGTGGCAGCGCTACACCTCGTGGGACGACCTGGGCCCGTGGGGTCGCCAGCTGCGCGGCCGCCAAACGAAGGTGGCCTACCTGGCACCGAACGCCCGCCGGCTGTGGAACATCGGCGGCGACTGGGCCGGCAAAGAGGGCGCGGTGCTGGCCGAAAGGTTGCAGGGGTCGATGCACCTGCCGTTTGAGCAGCGATACTCGGCCGGGGCGTACATGATCGGCGAGGAGCTGGAGCGCACCGACTACCGCAAACGGGTGTTCCACCTGGGGGTCATCCTCGGCCCGCACATCAACTACCTGGCGCGGCGCCGCTACCCCGACAACGAGTTCGCCTACCGCATGCTGGAGGAGAAGTGGTGGGCGGACTGGCCGGAGCACTACCGCTCCCCGGCGGGGTTCTGGGGGCAGTTCACCCGCACCCACGGATGGCGGTGGATCCGGGTCCGTCACGGAGAGGCCAACGACCAGCCCCTGGACCTGGATCCGGTCGCCTACGGCAACAACTGCCAGTCGTGGGCGATGACGATTCACGGCCAGTTCCCGTTTTACTCCAAGCGGCCGTTCACCCGCACCTGGGTCAACGATGACGCCAACGCGAAGGTCAACGGCTACAACCACGGTGTGCTGCCGCTGCCCAATCGGGGGGATTGGGATCAGTGGCCGAAGTTCGTCGTCGAGGGCGCCGGGGAGGTGTCCATTGGGGACGGCATTACCGACCGTATGGTGCCGCTGCCGCGGATCTACCCGTCGGACGGGATGATCCTGGTTGACACCGACCCGTCCAAGCGGACGCTGACGTCGTCGAATGACCCCGTCGACAACGTGTTTTGGCAGATGATCCGCAACTCGGAGGTGCTGGACTACCTGATCGGCGACATCACCAACGCCGATTCCGGGATCCCGGTCGGGCGGCGCATGGAGGGCGGCATCGGGTTCACCTCGCAGATCCCGGCGAAGTCGTCCGCTCACGTCAGGGTCACCCACACCAACCCGGCCGGGAAGATCACCGCCGTCCTGCCGCAGTGGTACAAGATGGCGTTCGCCTGATGGGTGGGTGGGTGCCCCGCCTGGCCCGCCCGGGTGTCCGGCAGATCACCGAGGCCAGCGACGCCGTCACCAAGTGGCGGCTCCTCGACGCGCGCCGGCAAACCGTGATCGACGCCAACCGGCAGAAGTCGCTACTTCGCCTGTGGGACAAACGATTCGACTATTTGGGCACGGTGTGCGCGGAGCGTTCCGGGTCGTGGGAGCGGCTGATGGACGACTCCGGGGTGGGCACCCTGTCGCTGGCGTGGTCGGACTGGCTGGCCGACCTGTGCGCGCACCGCACCCGCGTGCAGGAAGACCTGCACCTGACCATCGACCCCAACCCAAACATGCGGTCCTGGCGAACCCGCCTGGGCTATCGGGTGACCGATGTGCGGGCGGTCCGCAACGAGGACGGCACCCGCTCGATGGAGATCGACTTCATCAGCTTGCGCGAACACGCTAAACATATCCTGCTGGCGAACACCCCGTTCTCGGCGCCGGAATTTCAGCTCAAGGCGTGGATTTGGTTTCAGAATTTGCGCTCTGGGCTGGCGTTCACCACGTTTCTCAATCTGGCGCGCGCCTACTGCCCGCCGCTGAGTGTTCCGGTCTCGCTGATGGACCCGGCGCATTGGGTGACTACCCTCGACGCAAAAAAAAAGATCGGCTACCCGGGCTCCCCGCTGCACTGGCCGGTGCAGGTGCAGTTCGTCAACCCGATCTTCGACCAGTCCCGCGTGCTGCCGCTGGCCTCGCGATACCAGGATCTGCACACCATCGCCGAGCCGCTGATGGACGACGCCGGCGTCGCACTGGTGGATTACATTTGGCTGCCCGAGGACGAGGAGTCCCCACACCCGGAGTTGGCGGCCCTCGTCGGGCCGGAAGCGGCGCGGCCCTCGCGGGCGTGTGTGGTCCTCGCGTTCGAAGACCACTCCGGGCATGCCGGGTTGACCGGGACCGCCCTTGATGGGGCCTTGGACCTCGTCGCGGCGACCCTCGATGACCTGATCACCGAAGTGGTTCTCCCGCTGGACCGCGACGGCGACGGGATCACCGACCCGTTTTTCCGCAAGCTCCTCGGGATGGCCCCGGAGAAGCCGTCGCTGGTGTGGCGGGACTGCGAATACTCGGGGCTGCGCTCGTCTCAGCATTCCCTGAAACGGGCCACCTCCCAGACTGTGTGGACTGGCGGTCACAGCCCCACGATCCTGAACCAGGCCATCGCATTCGGGGCGCGCTACGCGCTGGCGCAACTGGACCAGACGATCACCACCGGCACCGGGCAGGACTACCAGCAGCCCGGCACCTCCGGGCTCAACGAGGTCTACCAGGGGCAGCTCGAGGACCTGATTTTGGCGTGGCAGAAAGCGTCCCGCGCCGAAACGGCGGTGTGGCTCAACGACTACGCCCTCTTGGAAGGCTTGGAGCAGGGCAACGGCTACTCCTACGTCGTCTCCGCCGCCCTCACTTTGCGCCAGGGCCTGCACAAACGCGGCCACAAAGTGTCGTTCACGATGAACGCCCGCGACGGCGAACCCTGGTGCTACGGCTACGACTACGCCGTCGCCCACCGCGGACTTTTTGAAGTCGACAGCATCTACTACGCCGAGCAGATCCGCGGAGTGAAGTGGTCCTACGACCAAACCACCGCCGAACACCTCGACCTGACGATCGGCAAGCAGCGTGAGCGGGACGCGTTCGAGGCCGGACTGAAGGCGCTCGCCGACGGGTGGAACGCGATCGGATCACTCATCGGAGGGGCGGCAATCGCAGCATGAGCGTCGAAATCCGCTGGCCCGTCGGCGCGGATGGCCGCTGCATGACAGACCTCGGGGAGATAGCGCACCCCAACCCGCGGCCTGACCGTGCCGAAGTGGGGGCCCTGATGCTCGCGACATCAAGCTACATCGCGGAACTCAAAGCGGGCGGGCCCCAATCAACGACCCACGGCGCGTTGCACTGGGTCACCTCACAGGGAGCGCGCGACTTCGCCCACATCGACTACATGGGCCGGCACTGGGTTTGGGAGCTGATCCCTGCGCACTTCTCCGACCGCTCCGGTCCTCAAGTCCTCATCGGAAGGTGGCCCGACTGACATGCCCGCATCGAAAGAGGAACTGTCGGCGGCGATGCGCCGGATCGCTGATGCGCTGGCGTTCATGCGCGGCCCCACCGGAGAAGTCATCTACGTCGGGGAGAAAGCCATCCAGATGGCGTGGCATCTGGCCCGCGCCGGGGCCGACGTCCACCCGGATAAGGCGATCATCAAACGCCGCCCCATCCCGGCCCGACCTGGGCAAATGGCGGGGATGGTCGACTGGGTTCCCATCACCGAACCCGATTCCGATGATGTGCCCGATGACTTTTCGGCAGTCGGCCCGATCCCCGACCCCGACACCTTCTACGCCGCCCTGCCCTGGCATGTGAAAACCAACATTCAAGGAGCGTTCCAGTGACGAACACGCCGATCCCCGGCGACCCGGTGTACCTGGGGTCGTTCCTGGCCAACACCCACTGGTACGGGGTGGTCGGTGACGGGGAGACCCCGGCCATGCAGGTCGCCACCATGGAAGCGGTGTCGCAGGACGCGGTGATCTGCCTCGACGCGCTCAAGGGCGACAAAGGCGACAAGGGTGACCCCGCCGACATCGTGCAAATGCAGTGGGACTCCACCATCACCGCCTCCTCGCAGCTGCCGACGGACCTGAACATCTCCACCGATGTCGGCAAGGCGTGGTGGATCGGAAACCTCGTCTACGTGTGGACCGGAACCCATTACGTCGCCAAGGCCATGGGATCGCCCGGCCAGCCAGGCGAAACCCCGCACGTCACGGTCACGATGGAACGCGTCGCCCCCGAAGCCCAGTCCACGGTGGTGCAATCCGGGACGAGCCTCAACCCCGTGATGCACTTCAAGATCGCCGCCCCACGCGGCCCGCAAGGGCCCGCCTCGTCCATCACCCTGGCGCAGGACTACGACAACACCCTGCCTCCGACGTCCGGGCAGGTCGTTACCTGGAACTCGTCGAAAAACAAATGGGAGCCCTCGGACTTCGCGGCGCGCCACCCTCGCCTGTACTCGGTGCCCGAGGCGGCGTTCACCAACTACACCGGCCTGACCCAACGCCAAACGATCCTGTCCTACACCGTCGAAGCCCAGGAGTACGACTGGGTTCCCTACGTCAACGGCCACATCAAAGCGTTCGGACTGGAACTCGACGCCGACCCCCTGACCATCGGATGCGAAGTGCGCCTGGGGGATCCGAACACCGGGCAACTCATCGGCCGCGGTTTCGGCAACATCTCCTCGTGGACACACATCACCCCGCACTTCTCCACCTCCGCAGACGCCTCCGCCGCGGTCGCCCCCGATAACGGGGTCGCCCTGGTCGCGGCCGGTCAGACCGCCACGATCAACGTCAATCTCTACAACGACGGCCTGCTGGGGGCTTACGTCTACAACCGGGCCGGCTCCCAGCTGACGCTGCTGACCATCCCGCAGGGCTGAGCGGTGGCCTACGAGAAGCGGTATCGGGCAACCTATCCGATCCCGCGGGATCAGCCTGTCGACGACCAGGTCGTGGTGTGGCTGACCCGCGAGTCGTTCGACCGCACCGCCGCCGCCGAATGCCTGACCATCGTCGAGTTCACCGACCTCGGGGAGATCCCGCCCGCGGACATCCCCCCGAAGATCGACAAGCAGCTCGGCAGGCCGGCCACTGACTTCGTGTGGCGGGCCTTCGAGGCTGTGGCCAGGAGAGCCGATGCCTAGGGCATACGACCGCGGCCAGTTGTCGATCACCCACAACCCGGCGCAGCGTCTCGACATGAGCCTGCCGAAAACGCCGCAGATCGACCTGTTCGACCTCTTCGGGGCGTGCGGCCCGCTGGTGCAGGGCATTCAGAGTTTCGGGCTGACGTGGCTGCAGGAAACCCTGGCTGATCTCACTGAACAGCTGGCCGACGCGGTCGGTGACGCTGCCGCCGCGATCAACGCAGAAATCGTCGAGATCCGCGCGAAGCTGGCAAGGCCGAACGGTCTGATGCTTCTCGGGGCCGGCGTTCAAGCTTTCGGTGATGCGGTCTGGGGCGTTGTGACGTGCCGTCCGCTGACGGCGCCTTTGGTGGCGGCGGTGTCTGCTGCGGTCGATGCCGCTGCCGAAGCCCTGACTCCTGGGGCGATTTTGGCCAAGCTGTTGGCGATATTCACCAGGTTGGGTTCCCTGATCCATCCGGCGTGGGACACATTCCTGGCCGGATGGCAAGCCTTGGATTGGTCGCATCCGCTCGCGGCGATCCACTCCGCGTGGATGCTGGTCGTTGACCTCGGTTTGTCTTTGGCGGCACGGTCCGCTGAGCTGCTGGCCGAACTTTTCGGCATCGACTTGCCCGATTTTTTCGAGCTGGACGTCCTCAAGAACGTATGGCAGGCCTTCGCCGCATCCTGGTCGGCGATCAGCTGG